TTTGAATACAAGAAAAACTACACTGTACAAGGTTATCAACGTATTGAGCCGTTGACGCAGACGGAATTGGATGAACTAATTAAATAAACCAACTATTTCCATTTTGGAAACAATTCAAAAACCAACAAGCCGGGCATTCTTGTAAAACTGCGAACTAGAAAGCGTCAGTAAAGGTTATGTGACCTTGGACGAGCGACTGCCCGTATTTAGCCAAACTCACAAAGGCAGTCGCATTTTTTGGAAAATGATATGAATGAAATCAAAGAAAAAGCCCTGGCGAAGTTGCTAGAGGAATTAAATCAACCACATGATAACTCACTTGACCGTGTTCATAACTGGATATGCGATCAGGAGGATGAGGAATTATTTAAAGGAATCTTAAAAGAGCGATACTCTCTGAAGTGTGCTTTAAGCCATGCTAAAGAAAAAGCCCGTAAATTTGCTGAAAACGGAGTCGCTTGTATCGATGATGCTACTGTCTTCAGATGGGTTCGAGAATATTTTATCTCAAATTCACAAGTATCTAACATCAAGCAGGTGCCTGTTGAGCCCGTCAAGAAGAAAAAGGAAGACAAATCTCAGGGTTCTCCTGAAGAAAAGGTTGATGTCGCCAAAATTAGGAAAGGCGCTGGTCCAGATGATGATGTCATCATGAAACCTAAAATTAAAAAAGAGAAAGGAGTAGTCGAAAAGCAAATGAGCATTTTCGATTTCTTGGATGAATGAAACATGAACAATGCAAGCGAGAAGCCGATAGACGATTGAAACCACCTGCAAACTTCTGGAGCTGGTGCTATTCGCAAATCACAACGTACAAATGGACCAATAAGGACAAGACCATAATCGCTTCAGATTTGAACCTTGGTCATTGTATCGAGAAACGACTGACAAAGTCATCACGGCTTACTTTTTATGACAAGACCTACTTTTTCTCAATCATTCTCAGCACGTCTAAACGCATCGAGATTCAATCTTATGAATTTAGCTCGAAGCTAGTCGAAGGGAAACAATTTATTGATTTTCAACTTACTAATTTAGAACGATTTGAAAATGACAAACACATAAAGATTGGCCAAGATTTCAACGGACAATTTTATCCGTATCTATTCGCCAATTTCTTTAGTGGCGGTTTTTACACAGGAAATATTTTTTATCCAAACAACTGGGCTGAGAGACTTAGAAAAGTATCTGAGCTCAAATATTTGAAGTTTGGATACATCGATTACTGGGAAATTGAACGGCTTTACAAATACAAGTTTGAAATTGAATTCGCTCAGAAAATTCATGCTTACAAATTGGCCAACGAAATCATGAATCCAGGTTACACTGGATTCACCAAAAACGTAGATATGCGAACCTTGAATCGCAGATGGCTTCAGAAGAATAAACAATTTTTCAAGAATTCAAATCGTAGTTTTAATGAATTTGAGTTGAGCCGTCGATTAAAAGAACGGAACGGCCAACTAGTGCCTGGCATTGAGTCTTATCTGACCTACCACGATATCAAGCATATACCGAAAGGTATCGGGATCAATAAGTTTCAGAATTGGGTTATCAAGAATCATATTGACTTCAATGAATACCTTGACTATCTCAAGATGCTACGAGAAATGGGCATTGAGCCTGAAGGTGATGCTATGCTTGTTCCAAAGGATTTCACGGCCATGCATAACCACACAGTTGGATTATACAATCAATTCGTCGAAGAAAAACAAAAACTGGAAGATAAGAAGAAACGCAAGCAACTTGAAGCTGAGTTTAAACTTAGAGAAGGAATGGATAAGACAATCAATGGATACGCATTCCATGTTCCTAGAAAAGTGGCTGAGCTGATCTATGAGGGCAAGAAACTACATCATTGCGTAAGCTCATACACAGACAAGCATTTTAAAGGTAATACCTTAATAGTGTTTGTCCGCCTGTCAAATCAACCTAAAAAACCTCTTTACACACTCGAAGTAAGGCAGGGGAAGATAGCCCAATTTCGTGGCAAGTATAACCAAGATGTACCAGCTGAAGTCTGGGATATAGCCAAGGAATGGATGAAGCAAACGAAATTAGTACCAAAATCAGCGTAGGCGGTGTGAAGGATGAAAAGAAAAAATTATATTATTTTTATCAGGCACTTGCGAAAAATAAACGGGCCTATTGAGTTTTACGAGTATATTGCTGATTCAAAATTTGGAAGAGTAGCAATTTATTTGTCTCTACTTGTGTGTGCGCCATTTATTGCCTTATTATTTCCAATTGCTTACATAGAACATTGTTTTTATAAAAACAATTTTATTAGAGAGTGTATAAAAAACAAGTGGTGTTCAAGAGAACATCTTGAAGACGTTGTTGATATTAGAAAAATTGAAAGCGAGGAGTTTGAGAATGAACATACAGGGACTAATTGAACGCTATGAAAAATTTAAAGCTAGCAAGAAAAAAATGACCTCGGTTGATTTGGTTTTGAAAGATTTACGGTCTTTAGACGAACCAGAACCGTTGCCTTTTAAGTTAAAAGATGTCGTTCGTCGAATTAGAGGGTTTGATCCAACAACCCAGACAAGATAGCTTAATGACATCCTTAAAGAATTAGGTAACGACTACGGTTCAGTGAAATATCGTGAGGGTTACGAGCAAGGTAAATTTGAGGGAGAATGGGTTGGCAATCAATTGAAAGATGCTGATAAGATTCGGCAAGAATTGAATAAACCAGTGATACCGCAGTTTGTGGCGGATTGGATTGAAGTATGTAAAGAACATCTTACAAGTTCTCTTTATCTTGCTATGACTCCAAGTTTTTTGAAATCAAATAACCAAGGCATTGAATTAACATTATGGATCAAAAAGAACGAAGAAACTTTCGCTAGAGCTTGGCTTGACGGATACACAGTCGAGAAAGAGAAGCGGTATTTGGTGAAGATGAAAGGTATTGAAAAAGAAAAATGTTATCTCAACTATAATTTTGGTGGAGTCTGGTTGTTTTATAATCAAGAAAATTTCTATGGATATCGAGCACATCACACCCGCAAAGAACTTGAAGAAGCTGGATTCAGCGAAGTATTCAACAGTCCTTTATTTGAAACCGTGGAGGTGGAGTGATGGAAGAAGTTATTATGGCTACGTTGCCTAACAAAGAATTGAATCGTTTGATTAAAATTGAAATCGCAGTTGAAAATCTAATTGAGAACGGAGTCCTTGATGAAGATCTTTTCAACGAGTATTTGAGAGAAATATAGATTGAGGAGGTCACAGAATGAAACGAAAAAGCATATCTAAAACCACTAGACAAAAAGTTTTAGATAAGTATGGTGGTCACTGTGCTTATTGTGGAAAGGTTTTGGACTTAAAAACTTTAAGAGTGGATCATTTGCATCCTCACTATTTAGGTGGAGAAGATAGTTTTGAAAACTATATGCCAGCGTGCTATCAATGTAATTTCTACAAATCTACTCTTCTGTTAGATGAATTCAGAGAGCAGATGTCTACCTTGCATGAAAGAATCAGCAAGCCATTTATAGCAAGACTTGGGTTAGATTATGGAATCATTGAAATCAAACCTTTTAATGGTAAATTTTATTTTGAGGAGGAGACATGAAACGATTCATTGCAATCTGGATTCTGCTATCAGCTGGGTTGAACGTCTGGCAGATGGGCAGGATTGCAGAACTAAAAAAGAAGAATCCGATGGTTATCTATAAAGCTGATAATCAAGGCGCCGAAATCAAAGGTAGAGTCGTCGAGAAAGGACGACATGGCAAGCTATACACGCTTACGATTCGTGATTACGGCATTTTCGTAGTCACGAAGGAAGTGTTTGATAATGTGAAAGTTGGAGATGAGGTGATGCTATGACGTTCGTGGAACACAATAACCGCGAGAAAGCCAATAAATTTGCCGAGTACGTGACTGGTAAGCCTTTGCGCGAATACTTAGCTAAAAAAGCAAAGCAATATTGCGGTGAAAATATATCCGTCTTCGATGGAGCTGCAGGCTCCGGGCAACTAGAACAGTTTATCAGTATGACCGATTTTCATGCGGTAGAAATTCAGCAGGAAAGTTGCGAAGCATTGAAAACAAATTTCCCTCACGCAGTCGTTCATAATCAGAGTTTCTTTACATATCAATCAGATGTACAAGTAGATGCAATTGCAATGAATCCGCCTTACTCTCTGAAATTGAAAGATTTACCAGAAGAGGATCAACAGGCTATTAAAGAACTATACCCTTGGAAAAAATCAGGTGTTGTTGATGATATTTTTCTGTTGAAGTCGCTGACTTATACGAAGCGATACGGATTCTATATCATGTTCCCTGGAATTGCATACCGTCAATCTGAAAAGAAGATGCGGGAATTGGTTGGTAATAATCTTGTTGAGTTGAATGAGATTCAAAACGGATTTGAAGACATATCTATCAATGTGATTTTCTTAGTCATTGACAAAGAAAAAAACAGTCCTGAAATTTCAAAAGAGATTTATGACTGTAAGACCCAAAAGATTGAATATCAAGAATCTGATACATTAGATTCAGATTTTAGCTGGGTAATACCTAAGAAACCAGTCGAGAAAGAAGAAATAGACATTGACCAAGTAAATGCTGAATTAGACCAGATGGCAATTGATCATCTTGAAAAACATTTAGCAAGTCAATTGATATTGATTCAGTTTTTCAACGAAGATATTGATTTAAAATCTTTCATAACGAGATGCCATAAGGTTTTAGATGATTACTTGTTGATGTACAATTTTGCAGTAGGATTAGAATGAAACCGGATAAGATAACAAAGTATGGATTACTAGACGTTTGTGACTTAATTCCAGGTACCAGAACGAAAGCGACAGATGGATCTTATTTTATCTATGGTGCTGGTATGAATGCAAAGGGAACTACAGATAAATTCAATTGTGAGAGCGACACAATCCGCTTGACTCGTAAGGGTACTGTTGGTGCAGTTTATTTTCATCGAGATCCATTTTGGATGGAAGAGGCTAGCTTTAAAGTTGAACCAAAAGAAATGATAGATAAGCGATATTTATTTCACTGGCTGTTGATGAAGCGTGAAGAAATAGAGCAGTACGCAGACGGAGATAATCAACCAGGTTTATCAGTAGCTAGATTGTCAAAATTAACGATTGACGTCCCTGATATGAAATATCAGTTAAAGGTTGTTAAGTTGTTGGATGAAATGAGTGCAGACTTGGAATTTTTTATAGACAATATCACACAAATTAAAATGAACCAAAGCAAGATTTTTAGTTACTATAACGAGAAAATCGGAACAGTTTTAGAAAGAGAAATAAATGGATAACAAGCTAGATTGTGAAGATTGTAAACAGTTTTTCTTTTTGAAAGACAAGTTAGATTATGATTGTGTATTTCAAAATGGTATTTGTAGTGATTGCTTAGTAAAAAGAGTAGAAAGGGGGATTGAATGGTAGTTAATGATAAATAGAATCACAATTAGGCTTTGATGTGGATTGTAGTGAGCCTTTTGTAAAACAAAAAAAGCCAAGGCACTCTCTACCTCAGCAATAATTTCAAACACTATTATTATATCACAAAGGAGATAGAGAGTGAACAAGGCTAAAGAGTTACTTGATGAACTACAGAATTTGGATGAAGAGATACAGAATCGAATAGACGAGCTTGCTAATCTTGAAGCTAGTTTACTTTCTAGCCCTAAAATGAGCATGGATAAGGTTCAAGGTGGTCAGAAGGTTCGATTAGATGAACGTTACATCGATATTTTTAGCATGCAAGATTCCTTGAAAGAGTACATGAAGCAAGCAACTGCTGAAGCTATCCAGCGCAGAATTGAGCTCAGTAAATTGATTGATAAAATGCCTAAGCCTGCAAGTCGAACAATTCTAAGGATGGTTTATATTCAGAAAGCAAGCGTGTATGATATGATTGAATTTTTACAATGTAGTAAGACTACTTTTTACAAAAAGAAGAAAGATGCAATCCGTGAATTGGGTGCTGTAGTTGATAAAAGCGAACTAATGTGAACTAGGTTGAAGCGCACTGGTCTAACAATCGTGCTATTATAGTATCATCAAGAATTAAGGGTAAGGCAGTAAGTCTTCCCTTGATATGGAGAGTTGGCAGAGTCAGGTTGAATGCGCCCGTTTGCTAGACGGGTGGTCGCCTATGTGTGGTCCGTGGGTTCAAATCCCACACTCTCCTTTGAGTGTTTGTGTCCCAAAATGGGGTAGGCAGTAGGCTTAGCATTCATATATCACTCATTAACTTACAAATGGTTGCGGAGCGACTAGACCTCGCATGATTGCGTAGCTACTTATATCCTAGGTAAGTTATAAGCTAGAGGGTTTGATTCCCTCAGAGGTTTTAAATGACTACAAAAAATAAAAAAGAAGTCAAAATTTAATACACACGCAAGTCTGTAGTCTGCTTGCACTAAGTCACTCTTTGAGTGGCTTTTTATTTTGTCAGAAAGGAGGTAGTCCGGTGAGTGGATAAATTAACCCCAAAACAAGAGCTATTTGTCCAAGGGATAATCTCCGGACTATCTCAAAGACAAGCATATAGACAAGCGTATCCATCCGCTAAGAAATGGCGTGATAATGTAGTTGACAACAAAGCCAGTGAACTATTGAAAAATGGTGAGGTTTTGGTGAGGTATCGCGAGCTTTTAAAACAGTTCTCGAACATGTCTCTATGGTCTAGAGAACAGGCTTTCAACGAGTTTGAATGGCTCAAAAATAAAGCGAGGGCAAGCATAGAGAACGATGGCATCAGACAAGCTAACTCGAACGCTTTCCTCGCAGCTTTGGAAGGTATGAACAATATGACTTTCCACGACTTAGAGTTGATCGATGAAAAACTGAAACTAGAAATCGAAAAACTCAAAACTCAAATCGGCGAGGATAATGAACAAAATGACAAACTTGTTGAGTTTGCTAAGGCTTTGAGAGGTGCTTTCAATGACAAGTAAGTTCACGCAAAAACAAGAGCAAGTTCTTAGACGAGTTTTGAACGATGATTTCTTTATTTGCGGTCTTCATGGTGCGAAACGTTCAGGTAAAACTGTTCTAAACAACATGGTTTTCATGAATGAGATCGCACGAGTGAGAGAGACAGCTGATAAGTTAGACATCGATGAACCGATGTACATCTTAGCTGGGACGTCTTCAACTTCGATACAAAATAATATCATACAAGAACTTTATAACATGTTTGATATTGAGCCAAAATACGACAAGCACGGATCGTTTACTCTTTGTGGAGTTAAAGTGATTCAAGTCTACACTGGGTCAATTTCAGGACTAAAACGTGCTCGTGGATTTACTGCTTTTGGAGCTTACATAAACGAGGCGTCACTCGCTAATGAACAGGTATTTAAAGAAATCATTTCACGTTGTTCGGGAGAGGGTGCACGGATTGTTTGGGATAGTAACCCAGATATCCCAACTCACTGGCTCAGACGAGATTATATCAACTCTGGTGATGATATGATTATCGACTTTCATTTCAAGTTAGACGATAATACATTCATGTCTGATAGATACCGCGAGAATATCAAAAATGCTACGCCAGCTGGTGTATTTTACGATAGAGATATCCTTGGTCTTTGGGTGACTGGTGAAGGCGTTGTTTATCGTGATTTTAGCGAGAAAATGTTTGTAGAAGACATGCCAAAGGATATCACGAAGATATACGCTGGTGTCGACTGGGGATATGAGCACTATGGCTCTATCGTTGTTATCGGAGAAACGTCTGACGGTTTGGTTTATCTGTTAGAAGAACACGCTTACCAGTACAAAGAGATAGACTTTTGGGTAGGACTCGCTAAGGATATCAAAGAACGATATGGCAATATCACTTTCTGGGCAGATAGTGCACGACCTGAGCACGTAGCTAGGTTTCAGAGAGAACAATTAAAAACCTTTAACGCTAACAAGTCAGTCTTGTCTGGAATTGAAGAAGTCGCCAAGCTGATGAAGGCTGGGCGCTTTTTTGTATCAAACAAGGTCAGCAAGTTCAAAGATGAAGTCTATCAGTATATCTGGAATGAAAAGACGGGCGAGCCAGTAAAGGAGAATGATGACGTACTGGATGCTGTGCGTTATGCGATTTACTCACAACATTCACAGCCGAAAGCAACCGTCCGCAGACGCTCCAAATACGGCTTATAGAAAGGAATTAAATGTATCAAATTTTTACTTATCCACGAGATGGATATGACGAAACAGCTTTGAACAAGAAATTGATTTACAAGCTGATTCAAAAACACACGCAAGAACGCAGTCGCTTGCAAAAATTGAAGAAATACTATCTGGGTGAACATGCTATTTTGAATCACGAGCGACGAAACAAGAATGCTCCGAATTACAAGACGGTAGCCAATCACGCAAAGGACATCGCAGACACGTCTACTGGCTATTTCATGGGCAATCCTATCAAGTATAACAATACGGCTGGTAGTGACCTCGAGCCATTGCTTGTAGCTTTTGATGGTGCAGAGATTGACCAGGTAGATGCGCAGAACGCTCTGAACATGGCTATCTATGGACGTGCTTACGAGTACATCTATGCAAAAGAAGGACTGGCTGAACTTGATTCGACTAGCGTAGATCCTGAGGATGTATTCATCGTTTACGATGATAGCATTGAACGCAAGGCTTTGTTTGCGGTCTACTACTATGAAATCAAAGACGACACGAAAGATGCTACTAAGTATCAAGCAGAAGTCTTTACTCAGAATCTGCATTATCACATTGTGCTGCGTGATTCGAGCATGGGAACAACCAGGAACGAGCAAGTAGAACCTCACAACCTCGGGCAAATCCCAATCATCGAATACCGTAACAACCACTTTGCGATTGGTGACTACGAGCAACAAATCAGCTTGATTGATGCTTATAATTCGTTGATGGGTAACCGAGTCAATGACAAGGAGCAAGCAGTCGAGTCTATTCTTGTTCTGTACGGCGCGCAATTGGCTGATAACCTGGAGGATGCTAGAGAAGCAATGAGCATCCTTGCTGAAGAAGGCCTTTTGGAATTGCCAGCAGATGCCAAAGCTGATTTCTTGAAAAATGCTCTGGACGAAAACGCGACTGAAATTTTGCGTAAGGCTTTGAAAGAAGACATCTACACATTCAGCCATGTGCCGAATTTGACAGATGAAAACTTCGCAGGCAATAGCTCGGGCGTAGCCATGGAATTCAAGCTATTGGGCCTTGAAATGATTACTAAGACGAAAGAAGCGAACTACAAGCGAGGTCTTAGACAGCGGATTGCTATCTTCGCTCATTACTTAGGCATGCAGCAGATTGCTCTTGAAGCACATTCAATCGTGCCACAGTTTAGCCGTGGATTGCCTAAGAACTTGCTCGAATTGTCACAGATTATCAATAATCTTGAAGGTAAGGTCTCACTTCGTCAGCTTATTTCGCTCTTGCCATTCGTTGAAGATCCTGATGCTGAACTTGAAGAACTCGAAGAAGAGAAAGAAAAGAATAAGGACCGTGTGCCATTCTTTAATCAGGCGAACACGAAGCCAGAGGAAGAGGTAGCAGATGAACAACAAGGACTACTGGACCCAGAGGAAGGCTAACCTTATCTATGAGCAAATGGATAAGGCTGAGAGGCAAGCGGACAAGTTCGACGAGATTTACAAGCAATCTAAAGCTTATCTAGACAAGCAAATAAATAAGGTCTTTGATAAATTTCAACGCGATTATGGTTTGAGCGAACGTGATGCTCGTCATGTTTTGAAGAACATGAAGGACCAGAAGGACCTAAACGAACTTCGCAAGGTGCTTGAAGCTAGACCGAACGACCCAAATATTCAACGATTGCTTGCTGATTTGGACAGTCCAGCCTATGCTTATCGCATGAAACGACTTGAACGGTTAAGTGCTGACTTAGATTTGATGCGTGGGTCTATCTATCTTTCTGAGAAGAAAGGCTCAGATTCATTTTATAGCGACTTGATGAAGGATAGCTACTACAGGGCTACCTTTGACTTGCAACAGCAGACAGGGCTCGCTTATAGTTTCTCCGACTTACCTGAAACAGAAATCAAACGTCTACAAGGTCTAAAGTGGACAGGAGAAGCCTATTCAGATAGGATATGGTCAAATACTGGGGCGCTCGCTTCAAGTGTGAAAGACGAGCTTTTAGTAAGTCTCATGACTGGCCGAAGCATAAGAGATACATCTCAAGCAATCGCTGAACGTTTTGAGGTTGGACAGAACAAAGCTAGACGTTTGGTTCGTACTGAGTCAGCCTTTTTTCATAACCAGATGGAACTGCTCAGCTATGAAGATGCTGAGATTACAAAGTATAAATTCGTAGCAGTTTTGGACAGGCGGACGTCTGAGATTTGCCAAGAACATGATAACAAGGTCTACGATACGGACAAGGCTGTTCCTGGTGTGAACTATCCACCACTACACCCTTGGTGCAGGTCTACGACCATCGCCCATGATGACGATATAGACTACAGCAAACTGGAGCGCAGAGCAAGGAATCCGGTGACAGGCAAGGCCGAGTACGTACCTGCTGATATGAGTTATAAAGAGTGGTATTCTAAGTACGTTGACAAAGACGAAAAAGAACAAAAGAACACTTTTATGGATTCGTTTTCAAATGGATTGGATTTAAAGCAAAAAACTCTTTCTAATTTTGACCATTACGCTAGAAAGTGGTATAATGATTACGTAGAAAAGCAATTATCTTTTGAAGATATAGAGTTGGCCAGCAATAAGATTAAAGATGTTTTAGAAAACAGCGAATTATCTATGCGCTTCAAATCTGAAAACATAGATAAACTAATAGATTCAACTAGAATTTTGAATCAGTTCGAAACCGGAACAAGCGGTGGTACTGTAAACTTGAAGTATCGTCGCCAAGCAAATGAACAGCTTTTTGGTTTACAAGGGAAAAGATTGAAGAAGCATGACTTTGAAAAGTATGGGTACTTCGGAAATAAAGACCCTTATGAAGATTTTCTATACAATTCAAAAAGCTGGGGTGGCGTTTCGCAATATGGAGATATAATTGTTCGTTTTTCTAAAGATAAAATGTTATCAAGAACAACGTTCACTATAAACAATAGTTTGGGTCCTGCTGTCTACAAGGATTTAGTTGCGGATAACCCTAATTCGCCTCATCTTTTAAGTATTGACAAAAATTATTTACAAGATTATGTCGAACTTTTGAAAAATAAAAATGCAAGAACGCCTGAAGAGTTAACAAAAACATTAGGAATCAGATATATTGAGGCTCAAATCCATGGGGACGTTGGATTGACGGATATCTCCAGTATGTACTTCACTAATAAAATACCAAATAACAATCAAATTAATGCGTTGAAATCATATGGGATTGATGTTTTCGTGAAAGAGGGTGAAAAATTTGTTCGAGTTGAATAAAATATTAGGAATAGATGATAGTCGTAACAACATTCTAGTCACACTAACAGACGGTCGGTGTGCTCTTGTAGATGTAAATCGACGAGGTTTTGTTGTAGAAATTCTATTAGATTCTTTTTACAAATGGATGAGTTTTTCAGATGATTTCACTGAAGAAGATGTTAGTAACGTCAAGGCTATTTTAGCAACCCCAGAAGGCATTGGGTATGGTCCGCTTGCTGAAGAGTATGTAATTAATTCAAAAATAAAACGTGACTTTGATGAAATGAAAAAAGAAATCGGCTATGAATATTAAGCACCTAGAGAAATCTAAGTGCTTTTTTCGTGTTCAGAAAGGAGAGTCTGATGAATAAGTACAAAAAGTTGATAGAATTGATTGAAAATAACGGCCTTGAGATACAATCTAAGAAATGTTACGACCCACAGAGTGCTTGGCATGGTGAGGAGTTATGGATTGTCGATAAGAAAAACCAAAATAAAATTTTTGATTTATCGGGTAACGGTTACTGTTTTCATGACGATAAAGTTGATGAAGCCGTTGAAGAAGTTGAAAAGTATTTGTCTCTTAAAAACATGAATACTTTTGATGCTTTCAAAGAATGGGTAGAAAAGAATGCTAAGACTCAAAAATGATGCTTAGAAAGGAGTAACGATGGAAAACACGATTGATTTCTCAGAGAAAAAGTCTAGTCTGGAGCGTGGTGCTTCCGTGAAAGAAATTTTGGAAGAAAACCTTGAGGCTAGTCATAACTATACGTCGGTATTAGTAGTTTCTTTGGATAAAGATGGTGAGATAAATCTTGGCTATAGCTGGGAAAGTAGTTTGCAGGCATTGGGAATGCTTGAGGTTGCTAAAAACTATATTTTGAACGTACTCAATTAAATCATCCCAGAGACAGGGTTATTATGAGGTACGATTGAAAGGATTGAAAATGGATACAGCAAAAATTGGGATAACCAACGTAGAATTTTTAGGATCAGGAGGAGTTGAGTCAGCGACAGTGAAATTAGAGTTAAATATTTGTGGAACGAATGCATTCGCTGCGATTGAATTACTACCTAAAATATTAACCGACATTTCTTCATTATCGTATGAAGTTGATTGATTATAAGTCAGAAAGGAGTAAAACATGTTTATTTGGGATTGGGTATCAATCGCTTTCGGGTGGTTGGTGTTCTTTTGGTTATTCGTTTTAATTGCAGGAACTATTCTTGCGATTTTAACAGGTTTCAAAAACAGAAAGTAGGTGATCCGACATCTTGACTTGCAGGAATAGACTGCTGCTTAATATCGTTGCTTAACCGTGTCGGATTCGATGCGGTTTTTATATTGTCCGAGCATTGATGACAAAAAAAGCCATGGAATTACACAGTCGGGGACGACTTTAAAAATAGGAGGTTCGTAATGAACGAAGAAACACAAACAGTC